CGGGCTGGCGCCGTTGGTCTCCGACCACACGTCCGACCAGGTCTGCAGGTCCGTGATCATGTCAGCGGCCGGGTTCGACCAGGCCGTGGCGGCCGTGACCGAGTGCTCGGCCTTCCGGCTGAACGCCACGGTCGCCTTGACGCCGCGCTCGTCCAGCGTGACCGAGCCGTTGACCAGAGCATCGCCGCGGGCGATCTCCAGCCGGGCGTCGATCTGCCGGGTCAGGCGCTCACCGTCGCGCAGGAGAAGGTCGCGGTACGCCTGCTCGGGCGCCTTGCGGAGCCGGAGCTGGTCGTACTCCGACAGCAGCATCTGCCGGGCGATCGGCGGCAGCTTGCCGGTGATCGAGGAGATGCCCTCGCGCGACCCGAAGTCCGGCTCGCTGTCGTAGGACCGGAAGTTCGCGGCATCGATCAGACCGCCGCCGCCGGTCTGGGCCTCGAACACGAGATCATCGAGCTCGCGGTTCGGGAACCAGCGGGTCAACGAGAACTCGTTCTCGTCGCGATCGGCCAGCGAGGCCCGGGAGTACCCGGTCAGCTCGGCCGGGTCGATCACATCCCAGAGTTCTGCCATGGTGTCGCCTCCTCTCAGACGAAGGTGATCCGGCCGGCCACGTCGGCCTTGCCGGCAGCGTCGACCGCGATCGGAAGTGCGGCCTCGACGACGAGGCAGTGCAGGAGCTGCGCCGCGATCGGGTCGTGGGTGTTGTCCTCGGGTGCACGGACCGAGGTGAACAACATGCCGACGAGGGTCTGCCGGCCATCACTGGCCGCGTCGTCGTAGGGGCCCATCTTCTTGGTCGCGGTGACCCGGCCCAGCGGGATCCCGGACAGGAAGAACCCGTTGGGGTAGTGGGTGCCCGGGGTGAACAGGCTGGTGTCGAGAGTGCACGGCTGGGCGTTGTCGTGCCCGTGCCGCGACCCGAGCCACGAGTGGTTCTCCACCCCGTAGCTCTTCGTCGTGATGGACAGATCCATCTGGTCGTCCCTTCTAGGTTGATCGCTTCCCGCGGCGCTCCTCGTAGAGCGCCTTCCCGGCTTCCACCCCGGGAGCTCGGCCGCCGCTTCGGTTGCGGCCCTGACCCATCCCGGCACCACCACGGGCACCGCCGCGGCGATCCCGCCGGTCCTCGTCGCGGTCCTCGTCCCGGTCCCGGTTGCGCGGAGGGGCGATCCGGTCGACGTAGTCGTGCACGGCGTCCGCGTCGACCTCACCGTCGTCGTCGAGGAACCGCTCCCGGTTCAACCCGTCGAGCAGCGTGTCGACCTGCTCCTCGGACAGCCGGCCCGCCGCACGGCCCCGGATCTTCTCCTCGACCAGCCGGCCGCCGTACTCGCGGCGCACCTTCGCGCGCTCCTCGCGGCGGGCCTCGTCGACGGCCTTCTCGTCGTCGGACTGCTGCTTTCCCGACCGCGCCTGCTCCAGCTCGCGGTTCTTCTCCTTCACACGCGTCTCGTGCTTGCGCGAGGAGTTCTTCCACCGGTCCCGGTCCTTCTCCGCAGCCTCGGCGCGGGCCTTCCAGTCGACGTCGCCGTCGTCCTGGCCGTCGCCGTCCCCCGCGCCATCGTCACCGGCATCGTCGGCGTCGCCGTCCCCATCGCCGTCGTCGTGGTCGGAAGAGCCGCCCCGGATCGGCCACACCGGGCGGCCGGCGACGATCCCCACGGCGCGCAGGCCGGTTCGGGGGTGGATCGGGAGCGGGCCGGTCAGGGCGAGCGGCAGAGTGGTCGAGCGCATTCGGTCTCCCGTGTCGGGTGATGGGTGGTCGTGCCCGTGTCGGGCGCCCCGCCGCGCAGCGCGCGGGAGGTTCGGTCAGGCGGCGTCGAGGTCCTGCGGCTCGCCGGTCCGGCGGGCGGCCTGCTCGGCGCCGGTGAACCGGTCCCCGGCCCGGACCAGGACCGGGCCGAGCTCGCCGTGCTGCTCGACGCGGTAGCGGGTCCGCTTCAGCTGCTCCCCCGCCGTCGACCCGGCGTCGGCGTAGAGCCGCTGCAGGTCCTCACCGTTGATCCGCATCCCGGGGTCGTTGTCCTCGGTCACGGGCATCGGCACGCAGTTGTCGCGGTCGTGGATCGGCAGCAGGTCCTCGACGAAGTACAGGCGGTCCGACGCCGCGATGCACAGCCCGCACGAGCCGCCCCGCGACAGCTCCGGCCGCAGCACCCGCCGGTACCCGATCACCCGCGCCGCGGACTCCGCCGGCGGATCCGCCGCGGCCCGCAGCACCTCCCGCGCGGTGTCCCGCCCGGCCAGGGTGATGTCCGTGTCGACGAGCAGCTCCAGCCGGCGCTGCGCCCGCGCCTCCGCCTCGCCGTCGCTGACCTCGTCACGGGACCGCTCGTACCGCTTCGTGATCGCCGGGCGGGTGAACACCTCGAGCGGGTCGACGTCCAGGCGCGCCGGCTCCACCTCAGCCGGGACGAGCGGCGTCGGGTCCAGCCGCACGTCCAGCGCGAGCAGCACCGCCCGCAGGTACGCCTCCTGCAGCTGCCGGGCGCGAACCTGCGCCGCGAGCGACGTGCTCGCGGCGGTGGACGCGAAGTCCTCGACCGCCGGCCCGTCGTACACGTCCAGGCCCCTCCACAGCGGGAGCAGCACATCCAGCGCCCGGGCCGCGAGCTGGCCACGAGCCACCGCCCACCGCTCGACGAGCCGGTCGAGCTGCACAGCCTGCCGCCCGGGAGCGGTCACAGCGTGATGTCGTCGAACTCGCCACCGGCCGCGGCCGCGTCAGCGTCGGTGTCCGCCCGATCGGCAGGGGCCAGCAGCGTGTCCTGCATCCGCTCGACCTCCATCCGCGCCACCTGCTCCGGCGTGAACTGCAGGATGTCCAGCATCCGCGTCCGCCACGGCACGTCCTGCTGCTTGGCCTTCAGCCCGGCGTCGTAGCGCTGCGCCAGCGAGAACCGCTCAGCGGGCGCCCACAGCGGCGTGATCGTCCGCGCGAGCTCCGGCTTCCCCGCCATCCGCAGCGCCAGCCCCATGGTGCGGGTGTGCCCGATCCCCAGGCGCGCCTGCCGGTCCTCGGCCTTAAACACCAGGCCCTCGCGCATCAGGCTGGCGCCCTCCGCGGAACCGTTCGCGGCGTCCGGATTGAAGTACGACATCGGCGTGCGGGTCAGCGCGGCGAAGTGCCGCACGTCCTCCTTCACCGAGTTCAGGATCGGGGTGAGGTCGACCTGCCCGGACTCCCACATCTCCGCAGCCGCGGGCAGCAGCCACAGCGCGCCCGGGTCCGCGGTGAAAATGTCCGTGTAGTCGATCTCCTTGCCGTCCTTGTCCTTCGACGGCAGGCCCTTCACCGCGCGCTGCCGGAACGCCTGCAACGTCGCGATCACCATGCGCTGCAACACCATGTGGTCGATCCGGTCCAGCAGGTCGGTGTGTGCCCAGAACTCGCCCTGCCCGCGCCGATTCCTGTAGCGCGTCACCGGGACCTCGCGCACCGGCAGCTCGAGCGGATCCCCGTCGTCGAGGTGGTCCCAGTCCCAGCCCTTCGGCGCGAACCGGAACGCCGGCCCCAGCACGGTGCCCTTCCCACGCCGCCGGGCCCGCCACACTTCGGCCCGGCCGTCGCGGCCCTCGCCCGGCAGGTAGACGAACGCCTCGTCGACGTCGTCCTCCTCGTTGTGCCGGATCTTCGACCCGGCCAGCACCCGCGACGGGCGCGCCGAGTCGTGCGCGGTGATCACCTCGCGCGGGTCCTCCGCCGTGATCACCGGCAACGAGTCCTCGTCGTCGTCCTCCGGAGGCCCGGTGATCGTGTAGCCGAACCCCATCACCAGGAAGAACTCGGTGAGGTCGTCCGCCTCGACGGCCATCTGGTTCTCCGCCCAGATCGCCATCGCCGTCGGGTCCGTCGTCTCCCGCCGCCGCTGGTCGTCCGATGTGCGGAACCCCAGCAGGCCGAGGCGCTCAAGGACGGCCTGGACGACGAGCTCGGCGAAGTTCGAGCGGGCCTTCTTCTGGAACTGCCGGTAGGCCTCGGCCGCGGACTCCGCGCCCTCCGGGAGCTTCGGGTTGCCCTCGTAGCGAGCCCACATCTCGTCGAACGTCTTGCGGCGGCGCCGCTGCTCCTCCGACAGCTTCCACAGCCACCAGCCCGGCGAGCCGGGGGTCTGCACATCGATCGCCACCAGCAGCCCCCTCTCTCGTTGTCGTCAGCGGATCCGGCGTGGCACGAACGTCTCGGGCGCGGCCGTCGCACCGGCCTTCACCGCATCCAGGTACGCGCGCCAGCTCAGGCAGCCGGCCATGGCCATGTCGTACTTGCGCTCCGGGTGGATCTTCTGGAGCAGGAACAGCCGACGACCCTCGTCGTCGAACAGGTTGACCTCGGCCTTCCCGGCAGCCGCGATGTGCCGGTCGAACACCGGATCCCCGGTGTGCGTCACCGCACCGGTCTGCATCGCCTCGACGTACGCCCGGATCGCCCACGCCATCCGCAGCTTCCGGTTCGTCCACCACTCCTCGAACCGGTCCGGCCACCGCGCCGCCCAGCTGCCAACGCTCTCCGTCCAGTGCGGCGGATCGCAGTACGCCCGCCACAGCGAGAACCGATCCTGGATCTGCTCCCACGCCGCGAGGACCTCGTCCTCCGAGACCTCCCACTCCTCGTCCGGCAGGAGATCCGGGGGGCGCTCCCAGCACGCCCACGCCTGCTGCAGCCCCGTCGCGACGTCGGTCAGCACGATCCCCGTCGAGTCGCGGAACCGTGCCCCGTCGAACCCGGCCACGACCAGCGCGCCGGCCGGGATCTCCGCGCCCTCCCGGACGAGCTCCCGCGTCCAGCGGGCCACGTCGAACGCCTGCTGGTCCGCCGTGATCCAGCGGTTGCACCAGACCCGCTCGAGGTACCGCTTGTCGGCCTTCTGCCGGTTCCACTGCTTGGCGATGGACTCGAACTGCCCTGGCCCGTACTCGCCGACCGGCCCGGTGGCCTCCCGGATCGCCGCGATCCGCCCGTCCAGGGTCGTCATGTCGTGGCCCGGGCCGGCTTCGCGGTGCAGGTAGAACAGGTTCGGCTCGTCGATCTCCCCGCGGGCGATCGCCTCAGCCTCGGCGTGGGTGTTCTCCGCGATCGACCCCTGCCCGAGCTGGCCGGCCGTGGTCACCTCGAGCTGCCACGGATCTTCGAGGGGCCTCTTCTCGAGGTTCGCCATCATCGTCTCGTAGGCCTCGAGGTGGCGCGGCATGAACAGCCGGTGCGTCTCGTCGAACGCCCCGAACGTCGTCAGCGCGCCGTCTCGGGCACTCGGGCTGTTCGCCACCGGCACGGCCTTGCCGTCCGCCCGCCCGCGCGCGTCGAGCCGCACGATCCGGTCCAGACCCGGGTCGAACAGACCGACATCCGGGCCCTCGGTGATGATCGTGTAGAGCACGCCGTAGGCGAGCTCCTCGACCTGCTCCTCGGTGACCGCCAGCATCGGGATGTACGGGCTGCGCACCGGGCGCCCGACCGGCTGGCCCGAGGCGTCGAACCCGTCGCAGCGGACCGGGGCCTCGGGGTGCAGCTCCGCGTACGTGACCGCGCCCTGCACCTCGGTCTTCGAGGTGCCCTTCCGAAGCGACCAGCCGACCCGCTTGAACCGGCGCCGCCCGGCCAGCCAGTGCCCCCGCGGGTACACCTCGTACGCCCGGTAGATCAGGGCCCGCTTCTCGACGTCGAGCTTCAGAGGCTGGCCCTTGAGGCTGCCGGGACCGTGGACCGCTCGTTCCTCGAGGAACCGGCACACCTGCGGGCCCAGCGTCGGCCACGGCTGCTCGTCGAGCGGCGGGACGACGAGCGTGCTCACTCGTCCCGCTGAGACCAGTACGCCGCTACCAGGCCCAGCTGCGAGACCCAGTCCAGATCGTTGCTCGCGACGATAAGCGCGGCCTGCCCCGTCTCCAGATTCGTCGACTTCGCCAGCACCAGCACCTCGGTGACACGGTCCTGATCGTCCAGCGGCAGCGTCACGCCGAGCTCGTCGAGGATCGGGCCCGCAGGTGTCTCGTCGCCCATCAGACCGCGTGCAGCGCGACGCGCGGATCCGGCTCGGGGCCCTCCGGCGCCGACCAGCGCCCAGCCTCAGGAGCCGCATCATCCGGAGCGTCCGGTGCCGGCGCGGCCCGCACCTGCCACTCCAGCCGCTTCCGGTCGTACGGCGTCATCCCCACGTCCCGCCGGTGCAGCCGGATCTCCGCCGCCGCCTGCGCCCGCTCCCGCGCGTTGCCCGCCCGCCAGAAGTCGTTCAGCAGCACCGCGAGCATCTCCAGCGCCGCCCGATCGATCCCCAGGTACGCGGAGGAGAACGGCGACGTCCAGACCTCGACCCACCACGCCTCGACCGCCGCATGCCACTGCCGCCGGCCCAGCGACGGAAGGTCCGGCACGGCCGGCCCGTCACCCCCGACCAGCTCCGGCTCGACCACGAACGTCTCCGCCGAAGCCGCCCGGTTCCGACGCTTCCGCGTCGAGGGGTCCTTCTTCACAGCAGGCATGACGAACTCCCGTGTCGGGATCGGGCCCGTGGCGGGCAGGGTCACTCACCGTCACCACCGGGGGTGCCGGACGATCTCCGGGATGCGTACGCACCGGAATTTGCAGTGCTGGGTTAGCGCCTCAGCGGGCCGGGGGGAGGGGTGGCCCCCCACCGCGGTCACGCTGGGTGACGTCGGTCGCGGTTGAGCTGGTCAAGGTTGCAGGCCCGGCACTGTCCGACGAGGTTGTCGCGGACGTACGGGCCGCCGAGGGCTGCGGCCACGATGTGCCCGGCTTCGGCGGAGGGTGTGTGCACGCCGCGGGCGAGGCAGTCGACGCACCAGGGTTCTTCGAGGAGCACCTGGCGGGCGAGGTCTTGCTCGGCTCGGGTCTGGCTTCGGCCCTGCTCGGCTGCGCCTGCCCAGCGTGGGCGTTCGTGGTCGGGGCAGTAGCGCAGGTGGCCGGGGATGCGGGTGTCGCAGGTGCGGTTGCCGCAGGCCTTGGGCGCCCTGGGCATCAGCCTGGGGTGCGGGCTCGGCTGACGCTCGCTTCGAGCTGCGCGAGCTGGGCTCGGAACTCGTCGAGCTTCCGCTGGGCCTCGGGGCTGAGACGGGCAGTGAGCGCCTGCATGTTCTTGGGGTCGTAGTACGGCTCGTCGGTGGTCACTCGGTCATCTCCCGGGGGTGAGGATCCAGGCGAGCAGGTACAGCCCGGCGCCGAGTACGGCGAGCACGAGGGTGGCGGCGGTGAGGTAGGCGAGGAAGCGGCGGGCGAGGGCCACGGGCACCTCGTCCTGGAACGACGAGAGCCAGCCCGGTTGGGGGCTGGCTCTGGGCATACTGCGCCGACTTGTGGACGCGATGATGCCTGCCGGCGGCCGCGTTGGTCAACTCCGCGGGCGCGGCGGTTCACGGCTGAGTCGGTCGCGCGGCGGTCTGCGTGGCTTCACCGCGGTGAACGGAGGTTCGGCGGTCGCCGGGTCCCCTTGGCCCAGTGCGGGTGCCCAGCATCGGCGAGCGCCCGACGCGCGAACGGGTCTCCACCAGCTGCCCGCGCCTCCAGCTCCTTGGGGATCGTTGCCTTCACTGTGCGCGCCAGCGGGTACATCGCGTCCGCCGCGCCGCGGAGGGCGGCCCCCAGCCGGGTCATGCTCTCCTGCATCGCTGTCGTGTCCATGCTGGTCATCCTCTCGCGGCCGGGTTTGAGCGTCCAGGACGGGTGGAAGTGCGGGTGCTCGGCGTACGGCTGCACGATGCGCTCCCCGTTCGGCAGCTCGCCGTCGGACCAGGTGGTCAACGTCGCGTGCTCGTCGAGGACTGCCCGCTTCACACGCCACGGGCCCGGCGAGGCAGCGCGCGCCACCTTCTCGTCCTCGTCGAGCCGGGCCCGCAGGAACGCGGCCAAGGTCACGGTCCCGACGACATGGGCGCTCATCGGGTGGACGCCGGCACGTCGTATCGCTTCTGGGTGGCCTGGCGGGACATGCCGAGGATGAGGGCGATGCGGCCCCAGCTGTGGCCGGCGGCTCGGGCCTTGTTGACGGCGTCGGTGAGCTTCTGTTCGGCGGTGGCGACGTCGGTCATGGCGTGGGCGATGCCGCGGAGCGCGGCGGGGTCTTCGACGGTGACGGTGGGGTCGTCGGGGTTGAGCTGGTCGAGCCAGGCTTCGGCGTCGGCTGCGGCCTGCTCGAGCTGCTGTCGGGTGCGTGGCATGTGCATCACCTGGTGGGTCTCGGTGTTCGGCGGTAGGGGTTCGCTGTCGGGGCTGGTGGGCCCCGTGGCGGGTCAGAGGTAGCGGTAGAACTTGCGTCGGAGGGGCATGGCGTGGATGGCGAGGGTCTCGTCGAGGACGACGATTTCCAGGAGGCGGCCGGTGCGGTCGGCGCCGATGTGGAGGACGCGGTGGGGGTTGTCGCCCTGGAAGATGTCGCGGATGGGCAGGGTGAGGGCGTGGAGGATGTCCGCGTCGGCGATCCCGTGCTTGCGGGCGCTGTCTGCGATCTCCATGCCACTTATGTTACCGGGTCCGACCAGCGGATGCAACCTAAGTTGTCATCTTTCCGGGGGTGCTGACGATCGTTCCCACCCGTGGATCGTGCAGTGCCACAGCACGTCCGGGCACCCGCACGCCCGGTGCAGCCCGATCCGGCCGGTCTGGACGTTGCGGCGGATCGGGATCCCGCACTCGACGCACGCCGGCCAGGTCTCGATGACGTCGTGGCGGTAGGTGGCGCGCCCGGCGAGGACGGCGGCGGCGCGGGCCTTCTCGTTGGTGGTCATGACGCGGGCACGTCTTCCTGTTCGAGGGCGGCGGCGAGCAGGCTGAACCGGGTGCGGTCCCACCAGGCCGAGCAGGCGGGTGCGATGCAGGCGGCGTAGCCGTCGGTGAGGTTGACCTGGATGGCGGCCTTCCGGATCCGGCCGCCGTCCTCGACGACCCAGACGTGGCGGGTGCGGCAGGCGGGGCAGGGTCGTGCGGCTTCGGTCCAGCGGGCGGGGGTGACGATGGCGCGGGCGTCGAGCACCCAGCGTTCGGCGCGGTCTGCGGCGGCGGGGAGGTCGGCGGGGCGCCAGCGCTCCAGCTCGTTGTAGAGCGGGCTGGCGCGGTCGGCGCCGAGGGTGCGGCGGATGTCGTCGAGCAGCTCGACCGCGGTCGAGTTCAGCGGGGACCGATGGGGGCCGCGGGCGCCGTTGCCGGCGCCGGTGGCGGAGGTGACGGCGTCGTGGAGCTGCGCGAGGAGCGGCGGCAGCACGGCGGTGGTGGGGCGAAGCCGGGCGGCGAGCTGGGCGCGGCGGGTGCGGTGCCGTTCCCCTGCTGCTTGGAGGTCGGCGCGGATGAGCCGGGCGGTGGTGGGGTTGGCGTCACGGAGTCGTCGGGTGAGGTCGCGGATGCGGTGGAGGTGGTCGTGGTTGGCCTGGCGGAGGAGGGCGCGGGTGTCGGCGGGGTCGCGGTCGAGCTGGTGGGTTTCGGGGTTGAGGAGTTGGTCGAGGGCGACCTGGAGGCGGAGGTGGGC